AATATCAGGCAATGTAAAGTCTCAATCTTATACATTTACTGATCCAAAGCCTTACGATAAAATTGTTTTATCTGACACAAATGTGTTAGAGATAATAAGTATTGTCAGCGATGAAGGCTCTACATGGCGCGAAGTAGATTACTTAGCACAAGATACGGTTTTTGAAGACATTGAAAACATCCCGTTTAATGAGCCAGGTCTATCACAGTATAGAAGTTCTGTGCCATATATACTAAAATTACGTCGTACGCCACGTAGATTTATTACTAGAATACGTGAAGACCAGCGTACTGAGATACAATTTGGTTCTGGCATTAGTTCAGATTCTGATGAAGAATTGATTCCTAACCCAATTAATATTGGTAGTGGGTTAGATTATTTATCACGTACGACTAATAACAACATTGACCCGTCAAATTTTTTATATACTAGTACATATGGACTAGCACCTAACAACGAAACATTGACTGTTACATATGCAGTAGGTGGCGGTGTTCAAGACAATGTAAGTGTTAATACATTAACATCGATTATATCGATTGATTATAATACTACTACGCAAATATATGGTGTTGATTTAAACTTTGTTAAATCATCAGTCGCCGTTAATAACATTTCTGCAGCAGGTGGCGGAAAAACTCGCGATGATATTGATAATATACGCCAAAATGCTATGGCAGCATTTGCTGCACAAAATCGTGCTATAACACGTGAAGATTACATTGCTCGGTGTTATGCAATGCCGGCAAAATATGGGTCAGTTGCAAAGGCATACATAGTAAGTGATACTCAAATTGATACATCAGATAATGATTATCCGCGTGAAACGATATCTAATCCGTTAGCATTAAATTTATATACATTAGGATATGATTCTAACGGTAATTTCGTATCATTAAATGACGCCGTTAAGGAAAATTTACGTACGTACTTGTCAAATTATCGTATGTTAACAGATGCAATTAATATTAAAACTGCATATGTCATCAATATAGGCGTAGAGTTTGATATCATAGCTAGGCCTAATGCTAACAGTAATGAGGTCATTTTACGTTGTATTAGCCGGCTCAAAACATTACTAAACAATAGCCGAATGCAGATTAACGGCAGTATAAACATATCAAACTTAATGACTGAATTAGATAAACTAGATGGCGTACAGAGCGTACCTAGGTTAGAAATTACAAATAATTATGACCCGTCATACGGCTATAGCGGTAATGTATATAGTATTTCTGGCGCTACTAAAAACGGTATCATCTACCCTAGCCTAGACCCTAGTATATTTGAAGTTAAATATCCCGACTCGGATATACGTGGACGGATTGTAAAGGCATAACATGTATAAATTGTATTATATTGACCGCGATGCTACTATATATGAACGGTACCCTGAACGTAATACCGGCGGTGACGCTATTTTAGAATTAACAAAAATTGTATGCGGTTCACGTGATGATAACCGTAATATAATAGCTGATACATATAATACTAGAATTTTATTAGATTGTAGTACACAGATATCATCGTTACGCAATGATGTAAACTCTGGCAGAATGCCGGCATTTGCTAATCATCCGTTATCATCATCGGCGTATATATCACTACGATTGGCAAATGGCGATTCAGTTCCTAGTAATTTTTCAATTGAAGCATATCCACTATCAGAATCTTGGTCAGCTGGCACAGGCGTATATGATTCGATACCCGAATCTAGACTTGGCGCATCATGGTATTATCGTACCGGCACTGACGTAAATTCAACCTTAGCTTGGAATACGGGGTCTGCGGAATCTTCACAACAAGAGAGTGTTACACGAAATGGCGGCGGCACGTGGCTAACCGAATCTATTTACAAAGCTGTACAGTCGTTTACTAACAACCAGACAATAGATGTACGGCTAAATGTTACTAACATTGTTAATGCATGGATATCATCTGACATAACTGATCATGGATTAGTTATTAAATGGCCTCATGAGGTAGAAATATCTGATCAAGTAGCCGGCAGTTTAAAGTTTTTTAGTCGCGAATCGAATACAATTTTTGTACCTAGGCTTGAAGTAGGTTATAATGACACCGTATTAACGGGCACAGGGTCATTTGCATCAATAACTAGTAATACATATGTACCATATTTCACAAATCTACGTGCTAAATATCATGAAGCTGACAAATCAAAATTACGCTTAAGCGTTCGTCCCGAATTTCCTATCCGTACATATCAAACATCATCAGTTTATTTAGACAACTATCGGTTACCGGTAACATCATATTGGAGTGTAATTGACTCGGTAACGCGTGATACTATCATACCATTTAATACAGGTTCTACTCAAGTATCATGTGATGCCAATGGAAGTTATATTGCATTAGACTTTAATTCATTTATGACCGAACGTTATTATAATATCGTTTTGCGTATTGAGCGTGATAACGGCAATGACATACAAATTCACGACAATAAATACTATTTTAAAGTTGAAAGATAATGGCAAATCGTTATACACAATCACCTAAGCCAGAACAATCGCCAGTAAAACTAGATAAGCTTTTACTTGATATTATGCGAGACGAGTTTCCTGACGATCTATTATATCAAAATGGTCAACTTACACCTCAGCCTAACGAAGAATTACTACAACAAATAATTTTACCAGAATATACGCCAGCAAGTCGTAACAATAAAAAAGTATTAACTGTCACATCAAAACGCACTGAACATGCTAATTATGTATTAACTAAGTCCGTACCCGGCGTAGATGATGAAACGTTAGATGATTTATTAGATGAGGAATGGAATTATTTTACTGACACTCCAGGCACTGCAACGGATAGAGAATCAAATATATTTTTAATCCATCCTCGGCAAGCACTCAAACCATTAGACTATCATGATGCCTATTTAACTAAAGGCCCTCAGTTATTAGGCTCTACTGATACGGTTGATGATATTTTTTGTGTCTATTTTATACGCAATGGCGTCGCATATCCAATACCTAATTACAAAACGCTTGAAGTCATGTTAGTTGAGCGCGGATTGACATATAATAACATTCAAGTTGCATCGGATACTCAATTACGAGAATTTGATTTAGTTATGGATGGTAATACTGATATTGTTAATATCCGCGTAACACCTGATGCAGAGTTTGAGGCTCGTAGCTTAGCAAATCGTAGTAGTGAGTGGGATTATCAAATACGGTATGAAAGTGGATATAGACCACGTGAGCCATTTAAACGAGATCCGGGAGATTATTTTAATCCTATCCTACGTACGTATTTTGATACTGCCTTTCGTGGCCAAAGCCTTAGAGAATCATTACGAGAGCGGTTTGAAGGATCAATGGTTGTTTTGAGCTGGCCAATCGGTGTTACATCAACGACTGAGTTTGACAATGCCGTTGTACGTAATGATAATTCACAATTAAATGATCTAGTGAATAGTGTTCGTATAATGACTAATGGCTATTGGAAGCAAGTTACTGACGGCCCGGTATTTCGTGCATATGCATATCGAAACAATTTTGATGTATCCGGATATCGCGATCCGTCCGGCCGGTATGGTCAGCAAGGGTATATTAATTTACTAGTTGAAAATGGCGGGATTACTGTATTAGCTGCGGAGAATATAACAAATGATTTGCAGGGCGATGACGTAGCATGGAATGCATTTCCGCATATTGCAGAAATCGATCGTATGGATGCTACTGAATACGAGCAGTATATTGATTTGTATAGTGGAACCCCATTCGCGAATGAATATTTAAGACCTTATGAGCCAGCTGGCAGTGTTAAATACTATGATAAAAATTTATTATCTAATTTAGCAGAACAGGCTTCACAGCAATCACAATTAGATAATGTTCTAGATGTTATAAACGATAAATACGAAGATTTAGCTGCATTAGCATCGGATATTTCAACACTAATTGATAGTGATAACTTGAAATGTTCAGATCGGTTGTCACTCACATTAAATGATTTATTCCAAGTGCCGGTGTCTACAGATCGTTGGTTATTTGTTAAGCGTAAATCAAATGACCTTAAGGTTAAAACAACTGAGAATAGTTTATTTCGTTTAATAGAAAAAACTCAAAAAATTACAGCTAATTTATCACGTGATGATGAAAATCTCATTGCCGGCAAATGGTCATGTGTGCCAATTGATAATTCTGATCTCGATGGTAATTTTATAAACTTTAATAAGTTTGAATTGCCGCGCGATCGTAACGGCCGCGATAGAGTAGCAATGAAAGACGACAATTATCTAATTGATAGTGTTATAACTGCATTTTCGCATATCGAGGTAAATGAAAGATATGACGGGCGCGATAAATTTGTAACCGAGGCTGAACGACTAGATGAGACACGTTATAACGCATCTCGCCAGCTGGCAACTGTTATTAAAACATTCGAACAGATTCAGGAACGTTTACGTACTAGTACTACATTAGAACAATTTCAGTCAATCTTAAATGACTTAAATGAAGTTGAAAAGGCATGTAATATTGCACAGGAGGTGGTAGATGAAATTGACGACTTTAATTCTAATTTAGACCGTGTTGCAAAAAAATATGTAGCTAATATGTATAATTCAATACAAACATTACGTAAATTAGTTTATGAACGTAGTGGTTCTGGAAGTAAATACGGAATATTATGGCCGGCTAGTGCTATAACAATTATGACAAAATATTTGCCCGGTAAAATTTACAATAACTATCAGCCCGAGGTATAACAATGAGTTTAGATAGATTTTCAAACCGAGAAGAAATTTTACGTAATGATGGCGTGACTACAGGCATTTCATGGAAATTAAGTGATGTAGATTTACTACAACTAGATTTAAAAAATGTAACTTTGTCTGAAACAGCTGATGTTGAACTTCATGCATATGTACGAGATTTAGGCGATTATGTTGTCGGCGGAATCATTGACGAGTTTGGTTTTGAACAAAATACCATATGGATTGACCATGCAAATGCCATGGCAAAATTTGGCATTACGCGCGGCGAATTTGAAATTGTTATCAATGTACATAAACCAGTATTAGGAAATGCTAGTGAGCCAATTGTATTTATTAAAGAAATATCGCCGGATCGTAGAGAACTACATTTAAAATTAATTCCGACAGATGATATTTCATTAGATGGTGTTGTTGACAATTACCTTAAGGAATACGGTGCACCTGATGCTTTTGCGTTAGCATTAAATTTCGGTGAAAATAGAATTTATAAAATCATCAATCAGCGTGACTGGCGCGAATCGGATGATGTCGTAGTTCGTTTATATACACCACTACCTGACAATATAGATGTAAATGACACTGCATGGATTGTTGAAGAACTTATTGATCCATTTGTTGATAACATCTTTTTATATGAAGAGCCGCCGGCACCGACAACATACACATTACGTGGTGCAAACTTTGACGCAGATTCGCAGTATAATACAGTTACTGAGACAGAGTTTAAATCATGGAATACATTACTAGCTAGTAATCTAACAACATCTCAGCAAGTTGTTGATAAATACTTTTCTGGTTCATTATCTGGAATTCAACTAGGTATTGATTATTCAGGCTTTGATAATTTTGTATTTTATTCTTCCGCTAAAGAACGTTTAGATAATTTTATTTATAAATTAGAATTAATTGAACATTACAGTTCTAGTATTAGTACACTGCAAAATGCATCTGGCACAGATTCTAATTCACTAATCAATAATATTTCTATCAATCGCGATCGTATGAATTCAGTGATTGGCGGATTTGATGCTTGGGAGCGTTGGCTGTATTACGAACCCACTAGTAGTTTATCTACACATGGAATATCAGGATCATACATAGGTGCTCAAGGATATACTGTAACGCCATGGCCTAAGTATCTAAATAACGGCTCTTATAAAAACCATACATCAGATAGTACAATTGGCACGAATTGGTATACAACATTAACATCATATGCTGAGTTATATGACCAACAAAACGATTCTGCGCTAGTAAAAACAATCCCGGAACATATTAGAACTGATGCAAATAATAGTGAGTATGAGTTATTTGTTAATATGATCGGGCATCATTTTGATATTTTATACACATATATAAATGCCTTAACAAAAACATATAAGCCGGAAGAACAGCCGAAGCTCGGTGTTAGTAAAGAAATATTATATAATGTTGCTGAATCACTAGGCTGGAAATTAGCGAATGGTAAGCAGGCATCATCGTTATGGCAGTATGCATTAGGTACTAATGCATCGGGCTCATATGCTAGTACCGGGTCTTTATTTTCTAAAACAGATGAGGAAATAACTACGGAGGTTTGGCGCCGTATTGTAAATAATTTACCTTATTTACTAAAAACAAAAGGCACAGAACGTTCTATTAAAGCCTTAATGAATACATACGGCATTCCACAGACGTTACTGTCAATTCGCGAGTATGGCGGGCCGACAGTTAGTGATGATGCCCCGATATTGATTGAAGATAAATTTAATTATGCATTACACTTAGATGGTAATTCATATGTACGATATGACACTGATTACTATCGTAGAGATTTATTTAATCATATTCAAGGAACTGTTCCAATTCCCACTGATAAAGTAGTTCCGTTTTCTCGCGAGATACGATTCAAGCCGGCTACAAAAACAACTATGCAGCTACTAAACACAGTATCGCGAATAACTGTTACTGAAACATATGCTAGTAGTATTATATTGCAGCATACAGCTTCATATTCCGGAAGTAGTGAATACGGCCGGATTGTTTATTCGCATGCGCAGCATCCATATGGTTTATTTGTTGTATCAGGTAGTACTCCATGGTTACCATTATATAATGGAGAATTTTGGAACTTGCATTGGTACTGGTCTGGCAGTGCAAATGTATATAACAATAATAACTCTACCTTATTTAATGGTAAAATTAAAATCGATATATACCAAAAATCTAATATTCGTAATACTATTATTAGAACCGGTAGTTTGCAAGTCGGGCCATTTTTAGATATTTCTGCTAATTATGTATATCCGCATTTAGGATGGGGCACATCTTTCGATGACAGCTACCTTTTCACTGGATCGATATATATAGGAGGCATAACAGGGAAATCAGATACATATAATGTATTTAACAGCATTGACACAACACTGCTAAAACAATCCAATGGCTATATACCGTCTAAATTTAATGGATACATACAAGAATATCGCGAGTGGATGGAGCGATTAGATGATAATACCCTTAGACAGCATACGCTCAATCCAACATCATACATAGGCAGTTTATCAGCTACATCATCATATACTACATTAGTACGTCATTATCCATTTGGCACCGACCTTAAAGCGGTGAATTTATCTGTTAATGGCACTATTATTTCATCATCGCATCCAAACCAAACTATTAAAGATTTTTCTAATCCGTCAGGTGATGCATTTAATTCGAACGCACGTGCATATGGATTTTCTACACCAGTAAATGCGGAGCGTGGTAATTTTGAGCCCGTAGAAGAACGATATTATATTAAATCAATCTCTGCCGGCGCGAATACGCCTAGATCTCAAAAAATTAGACTCGAAGACAATTATTTAGTTCGAGCACTATCCCCTACAAATACTGGGGAACGCTCAACATTTGATTATGCTCCGGTTGATACTAATAGATTAGGGCTATTTTATTCACATGCTGATCAAGTTAATAAAGATATATTCAATCAATTTGCCGGACTTTCGTTAGACGATTACCTAGGTAATCCGGAAGATGAGTTTGAATCTATCTACCCTGAGCTAAACTTTATATCTAAAGAGTATTGGAAAAAGTTTTCAGATCGTAACGATATTAATGCTTATATACGAGTATTTAGTCAGTTTGATTTTACGTTATTTAATCAAATCAAGCAGTTATTGCCTGAACGTATTGATGATGTAATGGGCTTAATAGTCGAACCCAATGCACTGGAACGTGCAAAGGTTCAAATAACAAAGCGTCCGGAATTATCAACACCGCAGTATGATATTTTACTAGAATCACCAGTACCTGACGCATCGGGTGAGTATATTTTATACACAGCTAGTATTTCACCTTCGCCGGTATTGTCAGAAACAGTTACATTATATCATGTCAATGATAACGGTTATGCAGATACCGGTAATTACCTCATGGATATCGATAGAGGAATTGACTTTGTATTACCATCGACATATAAGCACATATATACTGTATTTCCATATCAACAAGACCCCGTCTCAGCTGCTAGTATGGGTTTGCCGTTTGAAATTACCGGGTCTGAACATCCGTTAATTACCTCACCGTTAGGTAGTGTAATTGACTCATATCGTACTAGTAACGTATACAAATTGGTAATATATCATTATTCGAGCAGTGTTGCCGGCAACAAATATATACGTGACAAGTATACAGCTGTTAGTAGATCACTAGGCTTGTATTATTCTAGAAGTTTAGATGTTGCTAACTACTATGATGATGTATATGAAAACAGCGAAAATATACGGTTCAGTGGCACACGTATTACATGCCCGGGTATAAATCAAAATTCTACTATATCAGCTATAGGGTTTAAACCAGTAATTGAAGTTTATGAAACAAATGCTAATCAATTAATATTTAATCAAACGCCAGTTCCTGATCCACGTGGCACTTCAACATCGCCTAGAATTGCTCCCGGAAACATAATAGTTAGATAATTATTACCTACATATATTTATTAAAAAGATGGGAAAAACATGGGATATTTAAACAATAGTACTATAACAATCGATGCGATTCTAACAAAAAAAGGACGTGAATTGTTAGCCCGCGGTAGAGATGAATTTAAGATTACTCAATTTGCATTAGCAGATGATGAAGTGGATTATGATCTATACAATCCAGATCATCCTCTAGGAACTGCATACTATGGAGCTGCGATTGAAAATATGCCTATTGTAGAAGCGTTGCCGGATGAAACACAGATGTTAAAGTATAAACTCGTTACCTTGCCTAAAGGTACAGCAAATATACCAGTCGTGAGTATCGGCCAATCTGCAGTTTCGTTAGAAAATAATCAATCATATGTAATACGACCACAGACCGTAAACTTCCAAGGCGGTAATCGTACATTTGGCTATACTGCAATTTTATCAGATTCTGATGCGGGTACGTTATCAGCGACTGTAGCAGCTCCTAATGTTAATGCCGCAGCCTCTGCACCTCAATTTATCGGTGACTCGGAAGCTGCACAAAGTATCACAGTAACAGGTCTAGAGTTTGAGTTTGTAGCAAAA